CGTCTTGGGCATCTCGAACTAAGTCTAGTGCTTCTCGATAATCTGCAACTTCCGAGAAATCTCCGTAGCGAGCTTGGCCTCGCTGTACGTGTTCTATTATGCCGTTCCTATCGTGTCTTTTTATTATATTAATGACATCACATTCTTCTTTAAAATGTTGTTGTGTTAAGCTTTCTCCGCTTGTTTTAAATATATATTTTTTATGCGGGTCGTAAGCTGTTCTAAACGTTATTGTTGTTTCTACTTTACTTTTTTTGTTCGTCATTTTGTCCTCTTTTTTTCGAAAGGAATAAATATTTTATCCTTTCTATTTTTTGGATTTACCATATAATAACCACCAATTTTTGCGTAATTGCCTGGTATATATGGTGTAAATCCTTTTTCTTCTAAAATTTCCTTATCTATCACACCTTCATAAAAGGTTTGATTGTCATAAAAATTTTTTGCTGAATTACTAAATTGTTTAATTTTATTAATTCCATATTCCAATGTTTTACCAATGCCAGAACCACCAGATTGATCTATAACTTTGGTTTCTGCTTTAACTTTTTCAGTCATTGCTTTTGTATTTGCAACATTGGCTTCATTTTGTTTTGTCTGTAAATATGAATTTACAGCATTTGTTGCTACATTTTCTGGATTATAAGTACTTCCAGATGGTGTACTAGCTCCACCCATTTTTCCTGCTAAAATTGGATTAAGACCAGCTTTTTTCATGTCTGCCATACCCCTTTGATAAGCGGTATTAGACATTTGTTTCTGAAAAGCCATCTGCGTAGCAGCAGCAGCTTTTGCACTTTTATTTCTCATTATTCCGCCAAGCAGGCTACCACCTGCCATTATGGCTGCACTAGTCGGTTCCATTAGAAGTGATCTATCAGACCAGGTACGCCATATGTCGGCATTGGTCTTGCACATTTAAGTTTAAAATACATATCCAATATTAAATTTGGATAATTTTGTACTGCTGTTACTCTATCAACCGGTGGATTTTCTTCTATAAAGCTTGCATTTAATGCTGGCAAGCTTCCAAAATCCTGTGCCAAATGCCATGTATCTAAACTTTGTGCAAAGTTTGACCTCATTTGTCCGGTTACATTACTTGGTTTATATCTGTATTCTGCATATCTTTCTTGATATCCAAATACATTATTATCGTCTGAAGTTCCTTGTGCATAAATTTCTTTATTAAGCACGGCTTGTTCTCCTAGATGGGCTAGGGCAGGCCAATAAAAGTCCCATCTAGTTTGTCTACTAAAGTGTCTGGCTAATCCTTGCTGATATGTTAAATCAGCAAATACGCAAGCTAAACCTATTACTACACTATGTTCAGTAAATGATTTGTTAAATCTATGGCCGGTAAAACCGGTAGTACCATAACCACTAAGATTGCCTTGTGGTGTTGTAGAATCTGTACTACTTGTTTGTGCAATAGGATTAATATTAATCCTATCTTTTCCGCCTCCGAGGTATTCGGGGCGTTGTAATCTAGCATCTGGGCTAGTTACTCCGAAGTGACTTTGAATTACTTCGGTATATCTCGTTCCACCTCTTGCATCTTTTTCATACAATCTTTGTATTTGAAATGCTTCTCTTAACTGATTTATTGTAGCTGCTGTTGCATCTGATAAATCTGCGTAAATATTAGGATAACCTGGATTTACTGTGCTTTCTTCTAAAACAACTCTATCATTATCACTAGCATATGTATAATCTGCGTAATTAGTAGTAGCTCCATCAGATTGATATGCTGTAACATTTTGTCTTAAAAATGCATTTTCTGTTGTTCCTATACCTAAAACAGGTGCACTAGTTCCTAATGGTAATGCTACTGCATCTCCTTTTTGTGGCCAAGGTAAAGCACTCGTAAAATAATCGTGTCTTTTACCTCTTTTTAATAATGTGTAATCAGTTACAGTATCAGGACCATCGCCTTTATCAACTGTTACACTATCTTGTAAATTTTGGTCTCTAAACCATTCATTATAAATTAAATTATATGCTCTACCGCATAAATTATTAAATGATAAACTAACGTCTGTTGGTACGCCAAAATAATCATATAACGTACTATTTGTTATTGTACCATTTGTTTGTGGTACTAAATAATCTGTACTGTCTCCTGGATTGTCTTGCTCTCCGCAAAACTTCTCCCAGTTGTTCCATATAAGTCTATATGGAACTGCAAAGAAAAATGTTTCTATATATAAATTATCCATAAATGGATTAATTGGTGTTGCTAAACGGCCAAAACCGTTAGCATCCATGGTAAATGTATCTCCAGGTAGTGCTTCATCATAAAATATTGGCACTAAATATCCTGCATCAAAAGTTGTTTTTAAACCATGATCACGGTTGAATACTGATCTTTGTATATCTACTTTTGGTACTCTGCTAAAATCTTTAATTAAAGTACTTGGTAATGTTCCCATGGGTCCAAACATATTTTTATTCCTTTGCTTCTTGTAATGTTAATAGCTCAATTATAACTTCTGGTGGTGTATCTGCGTTAGGTATTCCACCAATTTCATCCCAACTTCCTATTCGCATTAACGTGAAATCTTCTGGAAATTTGCTGAATGGTGCATTTGGATTGTTTAATAAATCCATGCATTGTCGTGTTGCAGTGCCATCTGTAAGTTCCACGAATGGTTGCATATATGTTCCAGATTTTTTGTCGTAAATTGAATATAAGTTCTTGTCCATAATTTTGTCCTCGTTTCATTGTTTTCATTATGTAAAAGTTACATAATATATATTACGAGTCAAACTTTTTTATATGTCTCTTATAAGTCTTTGTAATTGTGTAATTTTAACTTGTTCCTGTACAAATAGCCGATCCATTCTTTCATCATATTCGGCATACACTTCTGGTGCTTTTTCTTTTCGTTTGTTTTTTATTTCTTCTTTTTCTTCATCAGATAATAAATTATCGTAATACCTGGGCGGTCTTATTTTTTTTCCGTTTATTACACAATAATCATTTGGATAAACATCAGTTTTATATTTTTGAAACCAATCGTATCCTATACCTGGTTTTCTACTCATTGTGCAATATTCTGGTTCTATCAACTCCCCTGTTAGGGGATTATAATAATGCGTTTCCGCATTTTTTCCTTTTTGTTTTTTCATAATGTAACGAGCTACATATGCACAACTTGTAAACGTTACTTCGCCAATAACAACATGGCCATATGGCCATAGTTTTTCTAATTCTTCGCTTCTATAATATTTTTGTTTGTTTCTTGTTGTCCATAATTTCCTATCAGGAAATTCATATCCAAATATTAAAGCGTGATAGTGAGGTCTTTTATTTTGTTCACCGTATTCGCCACAGTGAAAAAATCGTATTTTTTTGTGCTTCTTTCTCAATCTTTTCATAAAGAGTTGAAAATCACGCACATCTACAGAAGCAGGATTGCTTCTTTTATCTAATTCTTCTTGATTAAATGTTAATGTTATAAAACTTGATTTTTCGTGCATTTGGTTTTCATGCACTAATCTTACAGCCCATTGACGGCTGTATTCTAATCTACATCCTACACATTGCCCACATGGTAAATTAAACCCTTTCGCAAATGGAAAGGGCTTATTAAATGTTATTTTACCTTCATTTCTAAAGGCAAGTAGTGGATGGTAGCATGCCATTGCATATTTATATTCTGTATCCACCACGCATTGGTTTAACGTGGTTTTTTTTATTTACTTTCATTGCAGTTTTGGCAAACTGTCTTTTTGATTTCTTTCTTGACATTTTCTTTCTGTACATGTTTTTTTTCCTTTTTTTTTGGTAGAGGTGTCACTCCGCACAGTTAACATCAAGTAGTTAACTGTGTGGGCTCTTTCTGAGCTTCTTGAGCTGTTGATGGCTCACCAGCATCAGAAAGAGCTTTTGTTGGAACTGAGGACAGTTTTCCAACGTCTGGGGTTTGTATAAAACCCATTGTTTTTAATTCTTCTTTGTTGTCAGGATTTGACACAAATTCATAAAATTTGCCTGGATCATTATCAAATTTTTTACGAATATCTGACGGTATTGTCATAAATTCGTCTTGGGCATCTCGAACTAAGTCTAGTGCTTCTCGATAATCTGCAACTTCCGAGAAATCTCCGTAGCGAGCTTGGCCTCGCTGTACGTGTTCTATTATGCCGTTCCTATCGTGTCTTTTTA